CAGTTGTTGCATCAAACAGACTATTAGACTATTCAGATATTGATAGAACATTAGAATCGTTCTTAAAATATTTCCAAAAAGATTTTATTCCGTCACTAGATTTAAAAGAAACACAAAATGCAAGATTAACATTAAAGAACATTGGTTCGTTATACAAACAAAAAGGTACTGCTGAATCAGTCAAGTTCTTAATGCGACTTCTATACGGCGAAAACGCAGAAGTCAAGTATCCAATAGACGAAACTCTATTCGCTTCAGGTTCAGCATATAACGAAGAGAGAAGAGTATCCGTCACTATGGAACCAGGCGGAAAACCTAAGAGAACAGATAAGATTGTTCAATATGATATTATTACTCCGACATTAATATCTGCTGAAGCAATCGTAGAAAATGTTTTCATCATTGATGAGAACGCAAGAAAATACTCAGTATCGATATCCCTAGAACATCGAGGTGAGTTTGATTTCAACAGAGAAGTCACATTCGTAGATAGAGATGGTGTGACAAAATATGTCGGAACATTAAAAGGTGTTGTATCGAAACCTTCTAATAGTTCATCATCTATCTTTGTTAGTTTAGAAGATGACTCAGGTGATTTATTACTTGAAACAGGAAGTGGTATTGTTCATGAACAATCTACAATTGGTGCCTTGTATGATATGCAAGATGTTATCAACTACTCAGGTGGTAAAGCAGATACAGATACACTACTAGCAAAAGCAAATGTCACAGGTCTAACAAGAGGTGGCGTAGAAAGAATTTTTATCGAAGAAGGTGGTATCAACTACGAGGGTGGTGATTTAATTGTCTTCGATAACTCAGCAACAGGTGGTAACGGTGCAGAAGCACTTATCGGTTCTGTTGGTGATGAGATTATATTAGAAGATGCTCTTGCCTTTGAACAGTATGAAATTACTGCTCAAGCAGGTCAAGGAATGTTCGGTGGTATGCAGAATGGTAAAGCAGTAAGAGATGACCACGGCAAACCAATAGCAATCAATGCTGTAAACACAGCAGTAGAAGTTCACATTGACGGCATAGTTCAGAATCCTGACCATTATGAAGTTTTTAGAGATAGTATCGTGTTCTCTACACCTCCCACACTTTTAGGGGGAGAAAGAGTGGAGATATTTACAGATAAAAGTAGATTACTCTATGAAGATGGCACTGAGATGTTATTGAATGCATATGAAGTAGAAGATGTCCTCAACAGTGGAAACTTTGTCAATGTTATAACAGACCAAAGAATCAGGTCTATACAAATAACAAACGCAGGTGCAGGTTATACAAAACTACCAACTGTATTCCCAGGCGGTTATCTATACTTTAAAGATGTATCAGGTTTCCAACAAGGAGAAAGTGTAGTAGGGTTGACATCAGATGCAACAGGTAGTATAATTAGAGTAGAGTCTAAAAGTAATAGACTTGTTATCAAAAGAACCTCAACAGATATCAATGGTTTCTCAGTCGGAGAAACAATCAGAGGAACTAACTCTTTAACTGAAACAACACTAACTCAATCAACTGTATCAACAGGTACAGGCGCATCTCTATTCTCATATTCAGATTCAATCGGTGGTGTAGAGAAATTAACAATTACATCGCAAGGTGATGAGTTTGATAGTGATGCGATAATTGATGCTACATCGTATTACAATATGATGATTACTACACCGACAGGTAATCTAAACCAAGATGTTCAGATAACAGGTGAATCATCAGGTGCAACAGCATTAATTCAGACATACGATGCACAAAGACACATTCTAAAATACAAAAACTTGAATGGAATGTTTATCGATAACGAGAAAGTCAGATACGAGAATAGTGACAGTTTCGATATCATTAAAAACTCTCCTTACACAGGAAGAGGTGAAGTCGCTGGTGAAGGTCTATTAAATGATTCATTCCTCAGTGATACAGGTTTTGCAGATTCTAAAGTTGCTAACATACATGATAGTAAACTTTATCAATCACATTCATACATCATTAAAGTTGGTGAATCAATCAACAACTATCGTTCAATTGTAAAAGACTTGATTCATCCATCTGGTCACATCTTCTTTGGTGAAGTTGCAGTTAAGACTGAGATATTAAGTTCAGATATTGAAGGTAGATTCGCTGTAAACGAAGAAAACAAATTAGGTATATTATCTACTAAGTTCGTTCCAACAATTATTATTACGGCATTCCCAACAAATAATGTCTTATTAGAAGAATCAACAAGAGACTCAGAACATAGAGTTCTATTAGAAGATGGTCATCTATTAGAAAACGAAGATTCTAGAGATAATATCGCACAAACATCAAAAGAAACAGTATTGATGTTATGGACTACAGCAGACGAAGTGAATGGTCAAGATATGATTACTCAACTTCGTGATGCAGGTAATGAGAAGAATAAAGTTTTACATGAGAATGCTCATTACAATGTTCATACAATTAAAAAGTTTATTAACAATTCAACAAACGCTGTTATCGATGCAAGGGTAAATTTACCAATTGCACCTGTAGCAGAGTCCGTCACATTGTTGAATCAAAGGTCGCCAAGATTAGACGGAGTAATTAGTGTTCTTAACTTAGATACACCTGATAATGATTACTATATAAAAGAAACATCGTTCCCAATCGATAGTGAATATGGGGCAATCGGTGTTAGACCGTCTGACCAAGGTAAGGTTTTTCAATATTATCATCCATCAGAAGAGATACTTATACTCGAAGATGGATATAAAATACTAAATGAAGAACCTTTAAACAGTTTAAGATTTGACCCTATTGATAAGGGTGACTTACATGGTCATAAAATCTTAATGGAAGACGATTCAGGTACAATTTTGTTAGAAGATGATACTGTACCAGAAGATAGAGAGTTCTTCGTCACTGAAAGGTCGTATGATTTACATTCACCATTCATGTATTACGAAGACCATGATAGAATTGTAATGGAGAACGGAGATGTTCTTATTAAAGAAGGTGCAGGTGAGAGTGTTCATACTTTTGTTCCTCTAGGGCATACTTTTAGAACTCTAAATAAGATTGCATTCCAGAACTGTTATAAGATATCACATTATCTATTAGATGAAACTTCTGATACAAATGATGAAGATAGAATTTTAATGGAAGACGGAATCAGCGGTATATTAATGGAAGATGTAGAAGCGACAGGTTTGACTATTTCTCAGTTAGAAGAACAACTAGGTAACTTCTATGTGCAACAATTACCACTACACGAAAGAAAAAGAACGAATATTGCATTCAGTTCTTATGTTAATTCATCAAATATAACAAATTCGACCTTACAGTCGTTATAAATAGTTTAATAAATAAACTGGAGTTTAGAGAAAAATGGCAGCAATAATAACAGAAAAATTTAGAACGCACAATGCAAGGCAGTTCATTGAAGATTTTGGTGAATCAAACTCTTCGAACTATATCTTCATTGGCAGAAGTCATAGTTGGGCAGACGATACAAGTCCTCCTGCACCAGCTAATTCAGAATCAGAAGAGATACAAGCATATGAAGATATGATTGCTCTTAAAAAAGTAGCAACTTCTGATATTACACACGGTCTAGTCAGATACGATTGGACAGAAAATACAAAGTATGATGAGTGGAGAGATAATTATTCTTCTTCTAATCCTACTAATGTCACAGGTGTATCAAACTTCTTCGATGGAAGAGGTTATGTAATCACTGATGAATATAAAGTATATAAATGTCTTAGAACAGGCACATCATCAGGCTCTCCTGTGAATTCAACAGTTAAACCTACAGCTGTAGATACCGTAAATCCTGAAGCAACTAGTGACGGTTATCTTTGGAAGTTCATGTATACAGTTTCAGCATCAGATGTTATTAAGTTCGTGACTAACGACTTTATTCCAGTTAAAACATTAGGTGCAAAATCAGGAGTCGCTGGTTCAGGAACAAACGGCGGGTTCGGTTCAACTGCTGATGATGACGGAAGTTCACAATGGGATGTAGAAAATGCTTCAGTTGATGGCGCAATCTATCATTACATCGTAGAACAAGCAGGTTCAGGTTATACTTTAAACTCAGGTGACTCAGTTGATGTCGCTGTAGAGGGAGATGGTTCAGGTGCTGTCGCAACTATCAACTTCTCAGGCGGTTCAATAAGTTCAGTCACATTTAAAGACACATCATCATACGGTTCAGGTTATAAGAGAGCATCGTTCCCAACTTTAGATTCTACAATTTCAGGAATCTCAGGTGGTTCAGGTGGTTCAATCAAACCAATCATTTCACCAATCAACGGACATGGTGCTAACCCAATCGAAGAAATGGGTGGTAACTATGTTATCGTCAACTCTCGTTTAGAGTTCGGCGAAGGTGCAGGTGATTTCCCAACTGATAACGATTTTAGAAGAATTGGTCTTATTAAGAATCCAGTTCAATCATCTGATTCAACTATTTCAGGTGAAACATCACTAACAGCAACAAGTCAGATTACAGTTGACAACGCTGCTAGTATCTCAGTAGATGACATTATCATGGATTCAAACTCAGAGTCAGCAACTACTGCTAAACATAGAGTTGTATCTAAAACAAATAATGTTATCAAAACATTACCTGTAGTTAACTCAGGTGGTGAGTATGTCGACTTTGCAAACTCAGATGAAGTTTATGTCGATGGTACTAAAGTTGCTGATGTTAATTCAGACGGAGTTTCTACTGCTCATCCAGAGATGACTAGATTCTCAGGTCAAATTCTCTATGTTGAAAATAGAGGTGCAGTGACAAGAGCTGCTGACCAAATTGAAGATATCAAACTGATTATCGAAATGTAATTAATGGGGTCGATAGACCCCACAACAAAAGAAGCAAAACATGGCAGAGAAAACAGACTTAAACATATCACCCTATTACGATGATTATTCAGAGGACAAAAACTTTCATAAGGTCTTATTCCGTGCAGGTCGACCTATTCAGGCAAGAGAGTTAACTCAGTCACAATCAATCTTACAAAACCAAATTCAAAAATTTGGTAATCACATGTTCAAAGAGGGCAGTATCGTTAATGGCGCTGAGTCAGATATCGATATGGATGTTGAATATGTAAAAGTCGAATCAGATAATCCTAACACAACAGGTAACGCCGCTGTCGCAAGTTATCTATCAGGTTTCAAAGATAAATTAGTTCAAGGTGAAGAGTCAGGTTGTATCGCATTAGTAGTAAATACTGAATCACAAACTGAAACAGAACCTGATACTCTTATAGTCAAATACTTACAAGAAGGTACAGACGGAACATCTACAACTGCCGCTTCAGTTAGATTTAAAGGTGCAGAAGAGCTAAGAGAAATCACTCTTGACGCTAACGGAACTGCTACTTCAGCATCTAACAATAACGAATTCAAAGTCAAATCATTAGGAGATAGTCCTGTAGGTAGAGCATCTATTGCTTCAGTATCAGAAGGTGTTGTCTTTTTAAGAGGATACTTCGTTAAAGTAGAAAAACAAGTTATCACATTAGAGAAATACTCAGGTAAACCAACATATAGAATTGGTATCAATATAGTAGAATCTCTAGTGACAAGTTCAGAAGATAATTCACTATTAGATAATGCTCAAGGTTCAACAAACGAAAACGCACCTGGCGCTGATAGATTAAAAATTTCTTTGAATCTTGCAAAATACTCATTAACAGATGTCACTGATACTAACTTCATAGAATTAGGAAGAGTAAACGCAGGTGTCATCGAACTAGAAGTTAATAGACCAATTTACAATCATATCGAAAACACAATGGCACGAAGAACATTCGATGCGAATGGTGATTTCGTTTTAAGACAATTTACACATTCATTTAGAGAACACTTATTAAAAGATTTCAATAGAGGTTATTACGAAGATTATCAAGGTGGTGACGAATCTAAAGTTATGTTTATGGCATCGCCTGGTAAAGCATATGTTAAAGGTTATGAAATTGAAAAAACAGGAACATCTCCTATTGAAATCAATAAAGCAAGAACAACAGAATCATTAACAAATGCTAACACACCTGCAAGACTAGGTAATAAACTTAGAATTCAAGATGCATTTGGTTTACCAGAGTTTGGTGAATCAACATCTATCGAGTCTTATAAACCTATTCTACTTTATTCGCAAGTAAATTCAAGTGCAGGCACAATACCTGATGCTTTAGGTAATGCAACACAACATCAAATAGGTTTTGCAAGAGTAAGAAACATAGATGAACAATCATCATCTTTAATGAACTTGTATCTATTCGATATTAAGATGTTTACAAGAATTACAATGTCGTCTGTATCAGGTTCATTGTATGCAGTAGGCGATAAAATTGTTTCGCTAGACACAGGTGCAACAGGTATCATTCAAGCATTAGATGCTTCAAATAACTATCTGTTCATATCAGATGTAAATGGCACATTCGTTGAAGGTAATGATATTCAAACATACGGAAGAAGGTCAACATCTACTTCTGGTGGTGCTATTCAAAATGTTAGACCTTTCAACATTGAAGATGCAAGAAGTGTAGCACAAAGTCCTTCTGATTCAACAGACGGTAATTTTACTGCTAACATCATTTTAGACAATGATAAGATTATATCAGGTTCTACAAATATAGCAACATCAGGTGCTATAACAGGTATCGGTACTGCATTCTTAACAGAACTGAGAGTTGGTGATGTTATCTTAGATGGTAGTGGCACTGAACAAGTAATTAGTACAGTCACAGATAATTCAAACGCACAAACAGTTGCTTCATCAGGTGTGACAGCATCAAATCAAGTTTCATTAATTAGAAGAAGAACAAAACTCTATAATCAAGACCAGTCAGCATCTATTTTCGCATGGCCTAGAGACTATGTTAAAGAACATACGCCAACATTATGCACCGTAAGAAAACAAGAAGAATTTAATATTGATGCTAACGGTCAAATATCAATTACTAAGTCATCAGATGAGACCTTCTCTGCTGTAAATAACGATAACTATCAATTCGCAATTATCAAAGCAGGTTCAGGTTCATCGCCTCAGAGAGCATTAGGTAATGTTCTAAAAGGAGATGATGTCACAATTACAGGCACAACATCTAAAACAGTTCAAATCGGTAATGCAGACGACCAAAACGGAAGAGTCAGAGCATCTTGGACTGTAATCATTGCTAACCCAAGTAGAAAAAGTAAGACATTAAGAGAATACAGGTCATTAGAAGTATCAAGTGGTGATACTATTAACAATTTCTATGGAACTTCATTTAAACATCAAGAGATTTCATTAGGTGTTTCAGATGTATACAAGATTCGTGCAATCTATGAAGCAGTTCCAGGAACAACTACAACAGTTGGGTCAAAAGAAGTTGCTACACCACCTAGTTTTACATTAGATGTCGATTCAGGTCAATTTGATACAGGTCATTTTGTCAAAGGACAAACATCAGGTGTTCGTGCAAAATTAATCGACTTCAACTCAGGTAGTCGTTCATATTTCTATTATCTAACAGATAACAAATTTACAGAAGGTGAAACTGTTGTCGATGAAACAACAAATGCAGTTGCAACAATTACAACTTTACATACTGCATCACCAAATATTGCTAATAGATTTTACTTAGATAACGGTCAAAGAGATGGTTTCTATGACCATGGTAAGATTATTAGAAAACAAGGTGAACCTGCCCCTAACAATGCATTAACAATTATCTTTGATTACTTTATAGGTGGTGACGGTGATTTCTATGATGTGGGTTCTTATTCTGATATCGACTATGTAGATATACCAAACTTTTCTCCAAACAAAGTTGACTTAGGTGGTTTTGAACCAGATGGTCAGTTTGAACTTGCAGATGCAGTAGACTTTAGACCAAGTGTTGGTCAGATATTCCCAAGTCAAGCATTTGGTTTAACTACAAGTAATTTTGATATTACATCAACTGTTGATATTTCAGATTACGATTCATCAAATGGTTCAGGTGAAGGTATAAAGATTTCACCTTTTGTTTATGAATCAAGAAATTACGAGAGTGCAAGAGAGAACATTCCTTATGACGGAAGTGCAAAAGCAAACGCAGATATTACTGCTGCTAGACCTTCATTTAGTAGATGCCCATTACCTACATCAATGATTGCAGGTAATATTGAGTTCTATGTACCAAGAATAGATAAAATCTTCTTACACAAAGGTGGTGAGTTCATAGTATCGCAAGGTAATCCTTCAATCACTCCATCTCGACCAACTAGAATTGATGATTCATTAGAGATGTTTGAATTATTCATACCGCCATTTACTAAAAATGTAAAAGACATTAAAGTAAGGTCTAAAGACTATAGAAGATTTACAATGGCAGACATTGGTAAAATCAATCAAAGAGTCACAAACTTAGAAAGAGTCACAGCATTATCTTTATTAGAGAAAGATACACAATCATTACAAGTATTAGATGCAGATGGTTTCGATAGATTCAAATCAGGTTTCTTAGTAGATAACTTTAGAGGTCACAAAATTGGTAATGTGTCTCATCCTGATTACAGATGTTCAATCGATACTAAAATGGGTCATTTAAGACCTCAATCATATTCACAATTCTTTGATATTGATATGAACACATCACAATCATCTGGTTATGCAAAAACAGGTGACTTGATTACTTTACCATTCTCAGAGATTTCATATGTAGACCAAAACAAGGCATCAAGACATATCAATGTTAACCCATATCATGTCTTTGCTTTCGTAGGTAATGTTAAGTTAACACCTGGAACAGACATATGGAACGATACAGAACAATTACCAGAAGTTAGAATTAACAGAGAAGGTAATTTTGATGCTGTACTTGCAGAAAATACAAATTCACTTGGCACAGTTTGGAACAACTGGCAAACAACATGGGCAGGTGAACCAACGGTTGTAGAAACAGAACAACAATCATCTACATCAGGTTCATGGTCAGGCGACCCTGCTCAAGGTGGTGAATGGTTGCAAGGTACAATCATCTCAACAGAATTAACAGAAACACCTGAAATACAATCAAGAACAGGTGTCAGAACATCAGTCGTAGAAGATTTCGTAGAAACTAGAAATGATAGAGTGGTATCAGTTTCAGTAATACCATTTATTAGAAGTAGAGAAATTGAGATTGATGCAACAAACTTAAAACCAAATACAAAACACTTTATTTACTTTGATGGTATAAGAGTTGATGGTTATGTAAAACCATATAGTAGTACATTCTCGCAAGATGGTGGTACTACAACTTCTTCTGGTGTTCAATCAGATGGAAACGGAAGACTTCGTGCATACTTTAATATACCAAACGATAGATTCCAAAGATTCCCTACAGGTCAAAGAGAACTAAGGGTGACATCAAGTGTAAATAATTTAAGTAATCCAGATTCAAACGCTACAGGCGTATATCAGGCGCAAGGTCTTCTTAACAGTTCACAAACTGAAATTGTTTCAACTAGAAACGCAAGAGTTATAACTGAAAGATTGACTGGCGAAAGAACTATAATGAGAAGAGGTGAAAGATTAAATGTGGAAACAGATGGTTCAACACCACCTCCACCGCCACCTCCTCCACCACCTCCGCCGCCTCCACCTCCGCCTCCACCGCCGGTAGATAGACCAATTGTGAGTCCGCCGCCACCACCGCCGCCGCCTCCACCACCGCCACCACCTCCGCCGCCTCCGCCGCCGCCGATTGTGTTGCCACCTCCACCGCCTCCGCCTCCGCCGATAGCTCCGCCTTTGCCAGAGCCTGTACTACCGAGGCCGCCGATAGAGGATAGAAGACCTAGAAGAAGAAGGGCAATAGAAGAGAGAGGTTGGGGAGACCCATTAGCAGAATCATTCTTAGTAGAAGCAGATGGTGGTATGATGTTGACATCAATAGACTTATACTTTAAATCTAAGTCTACTAACCTTCCTGTTTCTATAGAAGTTAGAAATATGGTAAATGGTTATCCAGGTCAAACAGTATTGCCATTCTCTATAGTGACTAAGAATCCTGCTGATGTAAACATATCAGATGACGGTTCTGCTGTGACAACATTTACTTTCGAATCACCAGTATATGTTGAAGAAGGTTCTGAAATGTGTTTTGTAATTTACTCTAACTCGAATGATTACGAATGCTTCATTTCTAGAATGGGCGAACAAGATTTAATTACTGGTCAAACAATATCAGGACAACCATATGCTGGTTCATTGTTCTTATCTCAGAACGCATCAACATGGACTGCTGAACAAACAGATGACTTGAAATTCAATATGAAAGTTGCTAAGTTTGATACTACAGCACAAGGTCAAGTTGTGTTCGAAAATGAACATTTACCAGAAACTAAATTACAACCAAACTCAGTAGAAGTTTATGATAGTCAGTCATTTGTTAGATTCTATAACTACTCGCATGGCATGTATGATACACAATCAAATGTTATCATATGGGGTGTAGAGGGAGATAAATCAGGTTCAGCATTAACTGCAACAGGTAATACAGGTACAGGTGCTGCCGCTGGAACTTATGATAACAGTGGTTCAAATCTCTACAATGATGCTATCTACACTTTGAATGGTGCTAGCACAGGTAAAGATTTAATCATTCATAGTTTCGTAGTAAATGACGATGGCGATATAACATCTGTTCAAATTGCAAATCCAGGTGTTGGGTATGCAGTTGGCGATTCTATTACAATACCAAACTTTGATGGTTCTGGCGCTAATGCTACCATAACAATTCAGTCAGTTGGAGATACATTAGGTGGAATACCTGTCGATGCAATTAACGGACAGTATTCATCAATTACTAATTATGGAATAGATTCATTTAGTATAACACCCGATTTATCAGCATACAATCTTTCATACACCAATGCAGTTCAATCAACAATAGGTGGTGGTGAAAATGCTTACATAACTAAAAACTTGTATTATGATGTTTTACATACTATGATACCTTCACTCTTGTTTAAAGGCACAAGCATGATTACAAGTGTAAGAAGAACAGGTATAAATGCACCTGATGAAGATTCACCTGCTTTAGATACTTCATATGTTATGAGGTCAACAAACGACTTTATAACATTGAATGATAATGTATTCTTTGAGAGACCAAGTATCGTTGCTTCTTCGATTAACGAACAAGAAGAAGTCACAGGTGGTCCAACTACTAAATCATTTGAAGCGAGATTGCAATTACAAACAGTTAATCAAAACATATCACCTGTTATTGATGTTTCAACAATAGGGTGTATCGGAATCATGAACAGAATCAATGATATTGATTCGTCTGATGACTTAGCGACAGAACTTGCTTATGTAGCTTCAACTGAACCTGATGGTGACAACAACGCAAATGTTTATATCACTAGAAAAGTTAATCTAAAGAATCCTGCAACTTCTTTGAAAGTAATTTCAGATAACTTTAGACCTGCAGGTACAGATATCAAAGTCATGTATAAGATATTGAAGAATGACGAAACAACACCTATTGATGATTTAGGGTTTGAATACTTTAACACAACAGGTGGTCCAGATGTTGCAATCGAACAAGATGCAAGAAACTTTAAGGAATATGAATACACTGCTGACGGTCTACCAGAGTTCACAGGATTTGTTGTTAAGATTGTAAGTCAATCAGACAATACATCAATTGTACCTCTAGTGTCAGCACTTAGATGTATCGCTCTCGCATAATGAGTAGAGTAGAAGGTCATATTGATTTAATGAGAGATGATGAAAGTCATGCTATTGTTAATATCAATACTGAACACTATAAATTAGTAAAGAGAAGAAGAGAAGTGATGCAAATGCAGAAGAATGAAATAAATAGTTTAAGGGAAGAGATAACTGAAATCAAATCACTCATGAAAGAGTTAATAGAGAAAGTATAATGGCAAAAACAGTAGACAATTTTTCAACGATAGAAGAGTTTAGAAAGACTTATAACGACCTAGCATTTGATGTCGGTGATGTCTCTGGTCTTCGAACATCATTAAAATCAGGCAATAATGATACACTTGTAGATGCAGTAAACTACTTAGAAGATAAAGCATTCTTTTTCCAAGAGTATGTCTATTCAGCACCTGAACATAATATGAATGGTAAAGTTAGTTTTACAGGTGTTGATTCATTCGAAAACGATTTACTATTCAGAAAAGACAAGATTCAAGTATTTTTAAATGATAAACACTTAATTGAAGATACAGACTTTATTATATCTTCGCCGACAGGAACAGGTGCTCATACAGAAATTATCTTACAAGGACCTTATGTAGGTGGTACAAACACAGGTGATAAACTATTCATCTATTCGTTCACAGGTTCATTTATTGGAACAAGTATCAACACTGAGTTATCATCATTCTTTAACCAAACACCAGAGAATGCAATTTATAACTCTAACTCGGCAGGTGTAATTCTAAACGGTTCTAACTTAGGGGCAACAACTCTCTTAGAATCAGGTTATACTTTACAACTTGCAGGTCGAACATTTGCAGAAGACGATATAACGCTCGCTGCTAACAAAACATTAACAGCACCTATAATCACTGATGGTACTATGACAATACAGTCAGGTGCTATCTCAGGCGCTACAAACATCACTGCATCAGGAACAGTTCAAGCAGAACACATCTACACAACAGACGATTTACAAGTAGGCGATGACGCAACATTTGGTGGTGATGGAACATTTGGTGGTGACATAACAGTCACAGGTTCTGCTACTGTCGGTAGTTTGACATCAAATGGAAATGTATCAGGTACAAACGCAACCTTTACAGGTAATGTAGACTTAGGAAATGCAACTTCTGATACTATCACAATGTCAGGTCGTGTAGATTCGCATATTGTTCCTAACAATACATCAAGAAATTTAGGTTCAAGTACTTTACCTTGGCAGAATGTATATGCAAGTGACTTTACAGGAAACTTAACAGGTAATGTTGTCGGAGATGTCACAGGTGATTTAACTGGTAATGTTTCTGGAACTGCAACACAGGCCGCTAACTTAAACAATCATGATACTACAGATTTAGCAGAAGGAAACAATCTCTACTATACTAACGCAAGAGCAGACGCTAGAATTGCTGCCGCTAGTATCGAAGATTTATCAGATGTTCATACATTAGGAACACCAAATGCAGGTCAGATACTTGCTTGGAACGCTTCAAACAATAGATTCGAAGTTCAAGACAATGCTACATCGTCAGGAAGTATTACTGAAACAACTAATAAATACTTGACAGACGATAGAGTAAATGCAATGATATCTGCTGGTTCAGGTCTTGCTAAGTCTTACAATGCAGGCAATGGAGGCGACCCATTAGATGGTGTTGCTACCTTGTCAGTCAACACATCAAACGGAATCAAATTGGATGGCGATGATGTAGAATTAGATTATGAAGTTGTAAGTTCGTCTTCTCTATCAGGAACACCATCCGGTACAGGTAAAGAAATCGGACATATATGGTTTGTGATATGATATGGCAGATAAAATATACATTAAACACAATTTAGGGAACTTTAATCAACCTTACATAGCAAGGTCAACAGTTAATGCTCAAAACCCTATAATCGCTCAGCAGAATAGAAGACAACCTAGAATTCTACAAGTTCCTAGCACTTATCAAAATAGACAACCGAGCACCTATCGTGACCCTGTAAATGCTCAGCAACCTAATATTAGAAATAAACAACATCCGTTTAATAGAAGTTATAGAACACCAAACGCAGTAAGTAATCAGGTTCCGTTTACATATCCTGCAATAGGTACTGTGCCTGCGACTTATCAACATCAGAGTCCAAGTATATACACTGCTCAGACTCAAATACCTAGTCAATATCAACATCAGAGTCCTTATATTACTAGAAGAAGTTATACTTTCCAAAGTCCAGCGATTTATCAACATCAATCACCTTATACATTTCGTTCGCCAGGAACAGTGCAACAACCAGGTACTTATCAACATCAACAACCCGCTTCGTATGACCATAGAAGTCCTTATACTATACCTAAAACTTATAGTCATAGAACGCCTGTAAGTAGACAAAACTCTATTGCTAATCCTGTTATTAGAACTAGAGATTATCAGAATCCTGTAAATTATCAGAATCCTGTAATTAGAAATAAACAAAGTCCAGTTATTGCACAATCACCAACGCCTGTAATTATAGCAAACGGTAATGTAGGAACGACATATTATTACGGCGCCGGAAGAAATCGTATTAATAGTCCATTAGCAGCTACTAGAGTTCCAAGTATAGTCACAGGAGCTCAAAGTCCTATGGCCCCCATGTCTTGGAATGCATTTGGACTTTATAATCATCAATCATCTACCGTCACAACTTATAATTCGCAGGTGGAAATTGCATTTAGATTAGATTGTAATTGGATTAACGGCAGTCCTTATTTCAATCTTTGGGTAAAAAGAGGACCCACTGCAACTTCATCTCCTTATTCAAATGGAAGTTATTTCGGTTATGATGAGATAGATACTTCAACCGTTATGGGGTCAACAGCAGGTTGGTATATTGCTTCAAATTGGGATTTACCATCATCAATTGTAAATAGTGGTAGTGGGTTTAAGATAAACATGATATTACAAAGTTGGTCAGGTTCTAATGGAACGGTTACAGGTATTCAACCTGTGACATCGTTTGATTATTCACATACAAATGTCAGTTATGGTACCGATATAAGTTCATCAGTAGGAACTTCTGACCCAAGTAGTATTTGGACAGGTACTGGTACAGGCGCTTCGGCCTTTATGACTAAAACTGTTAATTCAGCTAACTCTACCTTTAATAATGGTGCAACTGCTTCTACAATATCATATCCAGCGGATCCAGGTGGTTCAGGCGCTCAAACAGCATCAGCATTATCATGGGGTGTAAAAACAACAGCAATAAGACAGACAGGTGGTAATACATCAACATTTACTACTAGTTCAACTATGGATATAATTGTGCAAATAGAATTAGAAGACCAGAACACTTCTAGTTCAAATGATTTACCATATCACTTAATTAGAACAAATAATTTATTACAAAGAGTCACAACAGGCGGAGGCGGCGGAGGCGGCGGTGGGTTCACCCCATTTACTCCTACTTTCCAATCTTTCTATCAAGAACCTCTTCAACAAGAAATAAATAGATTCACTAGCAGTAGACAAGAAATATCTCAACCGTTAGACCCAAGTGTCACGAATCCAGTTTTCAATGAGGGCTTCTAAAACATGGCACAGCAATATACAGTAAATACTAGGGCATCATTCCAGTCTTCTACGCCTGTACAATATGGTCACAGAACTCCTGCGACTACAAGACAGCCTGCTATTCAACCTTATGGTAATCAGGAACCATATCAGTCACCTTCTACTTACAGACACCCTGTAATTAGAAACTATGATATGAATAGACAACAACCTAATATTAGAAACTACAGAATACCTTTAACAAATGTTGATTATCAAACAACTGTAGATTATCAACAACCAACTAGTGGGGGTGTTCCTTTTGATAGAAATTATAGAACGCCTTTATCAGGTAGATATCCATTTGCAAATAGACAACCTAATATAAGAGATAGACAAACTCCTTCTCCTTATGTTGCTAATAAACAGAATCCGTTTATCAGAAATTATCAGAACCCATACGCTTATCAGGCAAGTGATAGACAACCTACAATTTATAATGCTCAAATAGCAGGTTCTTATCAACATCAATCTCCTTCTACTTATCAACATAGAAGTCCGTTCACTTATCAAAATCCTGTTAATGCTCAGAATCCTTATATTGCAAATGCACAATCGAATCAACCTTATCAGATTGTATATCAAGTTGCATATTCTTACAGAAGTCCGTCAACTTATCAGGTAACATATAATAGTCAAAGACCTATTACGCAGGTTGCAGAAGCAAAAGCAATATACATCAAAGACGCTGATGGTGTGGTAAAGAAAGTTGATAAGGCATATGTAAAAAATAATAGTACAGATGTAGAACAAATACATCAAACTATACCTTATCCTAATCTAAACACTTAAATCGTATAAATAGTTGTATGGCTATTATCGCAAACTTATTCATAGACCAAGGAACAGACTTTAGTGTGACTGTAGATGTCACTGGTGCTGATGGTGAAATATTAAACCTGAATGGTTATAGTGCTTCAGCACAAATAAGAAAAACATATTCATCATCTACAACTGCTGCTACATTCTCTACATCTATCGCAGAATCAACAGGTCAAGTCACATTATCACTAACAGATACACAAACATCTGCTCTATCTCACGGAAGATATGTCTATGATATGAACATAACAAGTGGTGGCGGTCAGACAACAAGAGTTGTAGAAGGACAAGCTATCATAACACCAGGAGTCACACGATGAGCAATATCAAGGGAGTTGTTTCTAGGGTTGCTACAATAGGTGGTAAACTTTCTAACACAACAAATTTAAGAGCGAAACAAGTCGCAATAGGTAATTCATCTACTAATGTAAACTTATCTGCTAAATCTATTAATGAGTTATCAGATGTTGATGCAACAGAAACAGATGATGGACTTCTTTCATACGATGCCGAATCAGATAAGTGGACAACCACAACTATTTTAGACGGCGGAACATTTTAGTTTTATAAATACTCATACAATCAAGGTGTCATTCATTGAGACACGACCCTCATAGTGAGAGGACTGTATATATTATGAATCTTCTCGAATAGTGCAGAGAATTAAGCTTAATTAATCATATAATCATTTTTTAGGAGAAAAAAAATGGCAACAGTAATTCAAATTAAAAGAAGCACAGGAGCAACAGCGCCGACAGTCTCAGACTTGTCAGAAGGCGAATTAGCTTATGTGCAAGACCGTTCGAATTCAGGTGCTTCTGCTAAATTGTTCATAGAATCTGTAGACTCATTAGGGGCGGCAGTCATTCACGAAGTTGGTGGTAAATACTACACCGATATCGTAGATGGTTCATCTGCTACACCTAACGACTGGTTAGTCGGTAATGGGTCATCATCAGGTGGTACATTAAAACTTATGGAAGATTCCGATAACGGAACAAACTTCATAGGTCTTAAAGCTGCTGATACATTAGGTTCTAGCATAACATTTACAGTGCCTAGTGCAGACGGTTCAAACGGACAAGTTTTAGGAACAGACGGTTCAGGAAACTTATCATTCGTTTCAACAACATCAACACTTGAAGGTGCAGATGATACAGATATTTCTAGCCCAGCAGCAGGACATGTTCTTGTTCATGACGGTTCAGATTCATTTGATAATGTCGCAATTTCAGGTGACGCAACATTAGCTTCTAATGGTGCTCTAACAATTTCTGCTAACGCAATTGAAAACTCAATGTTAGCGGGTTCAATTTCATACGACAAGATTGATTTCTTAGTTGATGAAGACAACATGGCATCTGATTCAGCTGTTAAAGTTCCTTCACAACAATCAGTAAAGGCGTATGTTGATTCACAATTAACTGCTCAAGATTTAGATATCGCTGGTGACAGTGGAACAGGTGCAGTTGATTTAGATTCACAATCTTTAACCTTAACAGGTGGAACAGGTGTGACAACAACTGCATCAAACCAAGCAATCACTTTTGCGATTGGTCAGTCAGTTGGAACAACCGACAATGTGACATTTAACAATGTCGATGTTGACGGTACACTTACATCAGATGATATTACATCAACTAACATTTCTGCTTCAGGAAACTTAACTGTTTCAGGAAACTTAACTGTTAACGGTACAACAACTACAGTAAACTCAACAACTACATCAGTTGCTGACCCTGTTTTTGAAATCGGTGATGACGCTTCAGATGACAACCTAGACAGAGGTATTAAATTTAAGTATAACGATGGTTCTGCTAAAGTAGGTTTCTTTGGTTTAGACGATTCATCAGGTAAGTTTGTTGCATTAAGTTCAGCGACAGATAGTTCTTCAACATTTACTGGTACAGCGATGAACGCAGTATTCGGTGGAATCGAAGGTACTGGTCTTGCATTAAGTGGTTCAATCACTTCAATAGACGGTGCAGCTCCAACAGCAGGACAATTACTAATCGGTAATGGTTCTAACGGAGATATGGAACTTGCAGCTTTAACTGCTGGTGAAGGTATTGATGTCACTAACGCTGACGGCGCAATCACAATTGCCGCTGAAGTTGGTACTGAATCTAACTTAGGTGCTGTTATCGTAGACGCTGGCGAAGGTATGGATGTTTCATACTCAGGCGGAACAGTGACAGTTGCTGGTGAAGATGCAACAACATCTAATAAAGGTATTGCTTCTTTTGTAAGTGATAACTTTACAGTATCATCAGGCGCAGTTTCAATTACTGCTATTGACGGCGGAACATTTTAATTAATTTTTTTAGTCAATAGGAGATAAGAAATGGCAACAGTAATTCAATTTAAAAGAAGTTCTACTCAGAACGCTACTCCAGGAACAGGTGACCTTGCTCTTGGTGAATTAGCTGTCAACACTTATCACGGTAGATTTTATACCGAGAAGAATGACGGTTCAGCAGCTGTAGTAGAGATTGGGTCTAACCCAAGTTCTTTGCAAATTAACGATGCTATTACTTTTCCTACTAGTGACGGAACATCAGGACAGGTCTTACAAACAAACGGAAGTGGAACACTTTCTTTTGCAGACCAACCAAGTTCTGGTATAGTCATTTATACATACTCAATCACTTCAACAGGTACAACCATATCAGGTGCTGATGACAATAACAACACATTGTCTTACACACCTGGAAGTGAACAAGTATTCTTAAATGGTGTTAAACTAGTTGATGGCGGGGCAGATTATACTGCAACTTCATCATCAGTCGTCACGCTTGCTGAAAATGCAATCAGCGGAGATACTGTACAAGTAGTCGCAATAACCAGTGCTGCTAATTTAGTAGAAGGTTATTATACTGCATCAAGTTTCTCCACAACATCATCTAATCAAGTGTTGTCAGCAAATGCAATTGCTAACAAAGCAATTAAATTTGTGATAAACGCAACACACGCCTCAGCAGGTACACACGCTGCTGAAGTGTTATTGATAAATGATGGCAGTTCTGCTTATTTTGTACAATATGGTGATGTCTTTTCATCATCATCTTTGTTCTCATTGAGTGCAGATGTAGACTCAGGTAATATGAGATTACTAATTACACCTGCTAATACTAACACAACAGTGGATACATTCCAAATTAGACATTCATAGGAGTAAGATATGCCAATAACAAACGCATTTAAAATCGCTGAGTTGATTCGTCATATGTCCTATAATAGCACTGATGATGTAATTGAGATAACAAAAGGAACAACCGACTTAAATAAAGTAAAGGGAGATGCAACTTATACCGCAACTACCGAAGTCGCACTTGATACTTTTGCTCACGCATCATTTAGAGCTGCTCGATATATTGTAGCAATGTCTGAGGGAAGTAATTTCCATTCAACTGAAATCATGATTGTTCATGATGGAAGTGCTGTGACATTAACTCAATATGGTACATTGAAAGATACAACTTTAGCAACTTTTGACGCTGATATAAGTGGGGATAATGTAAGACTGTTAGTGACTCCAGCGAGCACTAACTCAACAGTCGTAAAATATCAAGGAACACTGATAGACGCTTAATTATAAAAGATATTCTTTTAGGGGACTTTCGAGTCCCCTTTTTTTTGGCACTTTCAAATCGCATAAATAGTTATCATGGCATCAAAAGTAAAATTTTTTGCAGACTTAGGATTACAATCTGCTCTCAACACCCAAGTTGATGGAGACTTGACTGTTGCTGGTGATTTAACAGTCACAGGTACTACAGTCACAGTAAATTCGTCAACAACAAGTGTTGAAGACTCAATGCTTGAACTCGCAAATTCAAATACGAGTGCAGATATAATAGACATTGGTATTTACGGAAATTACAATGATGGTTTATCAGATGGCGGTGCATCAGAATATACAGGATTATTCAGAGATGCAACAGACTCAACATGGAAATTATTTGAAGGTCTAGAAGTAGAACCTTCTACATCTGTAAACACATCAGGTTCAGGATATACTCTTGCAGATTTACAAGTCGGTGACTTAACTGCAACTACAATTACAGCGACAAATTCATTAACTGGCGCTAGTATGACTTATCCAACCTCAGACGGAACAAACGGACAAGTACTAACAACTAATGGAAGTGGCACGCTTTCATTTCAAGACGCTTCAGGATTAGAGAGTGGAACAATCACAACAACATCTACCTCAATAACAGATTTAGATACATTTACTGTATCATCTTCAAGAGGTGGAAAATATACAATAACATTGTCAGATTCGACATCAGGTGTATATCAGACTACAGAGATACATTTAATACACGATGGTTCTTCAAGTTCAATGTCTCAATTCGGTACAGTTCTTCAAGGTGGTAGTTCAGAACTCGCCACTTTCTCTACAGATGTATCGAGTGGGAGTGTCAGATTAAGAGTCACCCCTGCATCTACTAATTCTACAAAAATAAGTTTCAAAAAAATTCTCATAGATGTCTGATATGTACACTTTTAAAGGTACATGATTACTAAATAAAGGTGTTAAGTTAACACTAAACTATTAATAGGACACAATAATGGCAACACAAAACACATTTGTAATAGAGTATGGGTTAACAGTCGGTTCAACAGAAATAATCACATCAGCAGGAAAACTCGTTGCTAGTGCAATTTCAGAGTTAGATACAGATGATTTATCAGAAGGTTCGACTAACCAATATTTCACAACATCAAGATTCAACACATCTTTTGATACGAGACTAGCGAATGCTACAATTGACGGAGGTACTATCTAATGTCAAGTAAGAATTTTATAATTAAAAATGGTCTTACTGTAGGTTCTACCGAAGTTATTGATTCTTCAGGTATCATTCAAGGCGCCGCTGTAAATGAGGCGATTGATGATAGAGTAGATGCATTACTAACAGCGGGTGCAGGAATATCATTATCATATGATGACTCTGCTGGTACGCTAACAATCACAGGTAATGTCGGAGATATCACAGGAGTAAATGCTGGTGCAGGTCTAACAGGAACTGCAACATCAGGAGATGCAACACTGAATGTCGGTGCAGGTAACGGTATTACTGTAAACGCAGACGACATCGCAGTTAACATGGGTGCATTTAGTACCTCAGATTTAACAGAAGGTTCAAACAAATATTTTACAGACGAAAGAGTAGACGATAGAGTTAATGCTTTAATCACAGCAGGTTCAAACATCACAACAACATATGATGACGCCGCTGGTACTTTAACAATCGCTGCTACAGAAGATAACCTTTCAAACAACGATACAGATGACCTTTCAGAAGGTTCAACAAACTTATACTATACTGATGCAAGAGCAAGAGCTGCTATATCAGCAAGTGGAGATTTGTCCTATAACTCCACAACTGGTGTAATCTCATTCACTAACGATGCTGGTGACATAGAAAGTGTAGTCGCAGGTTCTGGTTTAACAGGAGGCGGCACATCAGGTGATGTCACATTAAATGTTATAGGTGGTGACGGTATCACTGCTAATGCAAATGACATCGCATTGTCATCATCAGTTGCTGGCGATGGATTAGGATACTCATCAGGTGTTCTATCAGTCGGAGTAGACGCTAGTTCAATAGAAATAGATTCAGATAACCTGCAAGTAAAAGCAGGTGGTATCACAAATGCAATGTTGGCGGGTTCTATCGACCAATCTAAACTATCAGGTGGTATTTTAAATTCACAATTAGCAAATAGTTCAGTCACAGTCAATTCAAATACAGTAGCATTAGGTGCTTCTATAACTTTAGACACAGGCGACTTTGCAGAAAATGGAAATCTATTTTATACAGACGAGAGAGTTGATGATAGAGTTTCAAACTTACTAACAGCAGGTTCAAATGTTTCATTATCGTATGACGATGTAAACGGAACTTTGACAATTTCTGCTACAGAAGATAACTTGTCGAATAACACGACTTCTGATTTAGCAGAAGGTACAAATCTTTATTTCACTAACGCAAGAGCAGATGCTAGAGTCAATGCTGTATTACCAAATACAGGAAGTTTAACAGAAGGTTCAAACTTATACTTTACAAATGAAAGAGTAGATGATAGAGTTAATGCTTTATTGGCAGCAGGTACAGGTATCACATTATCATATGATGACGCCGCTAACACTTTAACAATTGGTGGTACTGCTCAATACGGAGATTCAGATGCTAGAGATGCAATCTCAGTCACAGATTCAGGTGGCGACGGTTCTCTTGCTTATAACAGTTCAACAGGTGTTATAACTTATACAGGACCTAGTGCAAGTGAAGTTAGAGCTCATTTAAGTGCAGGTACTGGTGTATCATATTCAAGTGGTCAATTCAGTATCGGTCAGGCAGTTGGCACATCAGACAATGTGACCTTTAACAATGCAGTTATATCAGGTGATTTAACAGTTAATGGTTCAACAACAACTGTATCTTCTACAAATACAACAATCGAAGATTCATTGTTAGAATTAGGAACAGGAACTACAGGTTCTCCTTCTAACGATGCTGGTATTGTTATTGAAAGAGGAGATGAGTCTAATGTGTTTATGGGTTGGGACGATAGTGCAAGTGCATTTATGTTCGCTTCAACAACTGCAACAGGTTCATCAACAGGCGCTTTATCATTGACACACGCTGCTGTCAATACAGGTGCTTTAACAGTGACTAACGCAACAAATAGTGGCGGTACAGCAAGAAATGTGTATCAATCAACTTCTGCTCCAACTGGTTCAGACGGTGCAGTTGGTGATATGTGGATTTTATACTCTTAATAAATAGAGTATATACTTTGGGAAAATTATAAATGGCAACAGGCTCACAGAAGGTAAAAACACCCACAGGTTGGAATTCAACGCAAGGGGCATGGGTAAAAACAGGAACATCAACTTGGAAGGCAGTCGACCAAATCTATGTGAAGACGCCTACTGGTTGGAATAATGCTTCTGGTCAAGAATCGGTTCAACAACCGTATCCTTACATCGCAAACGCCCAAGAGCCTAATATTAGAGATGCTCAACAACCTTATCCTTATATTGCAAATGCCCAAGAACCTAATATCAGAGATGCTCAGCAACCTTATCCTTACATTGCGAATGCACAAAATCCATTTATTAGAAACGCTCAACAACCTGCGATATATCAGAATCCTGTAAATGCTCAAGAACCTAATATTAGAAGCGCTCAAGAACCGAACATAAGGTCAGCACAAGAACCTAATATTAGAAACGCTCAAACACCGTTTACATATCAACACAGGTCACCTTTTACATATAGAGACCCAAGGGCATATAGAAACCCATTTACATATCAACATAGGTCTCCGTTTACATACAGAAACCCTGTAGATTATAGAGTGCCTTCGACTTATAATCATAGGTCTCCATCTACATATAGAGACCCAAGGTCATATAGGGTTCCGTTTACATATCAACATAGGTCTCCGTTTACATATAGAGACCCAAGGTCATATAGAGTGCCATTCACTTATAGTCACAGGTCTCCGTTTACATACCGAAACCCTGTTGGTTATAATATGCCGTTTACTTACAATCACAGGTCGCCTTTCACTTATCAGTCTAGACAACCGAATAATGCAAGACAACCAGTTGCATACAGGTCACCATTTACATACAGAAACCCTGTATCAGCACAACAACCAGTTGCATTTAGGTCGCCGTTTACATACAGTGCTAGATATCCTGCAAACGCTCAACAACCTGTGACATTCCAATCACCGTTTACATATAGTGCTAGATATCCTGCAAACGCTCAGCAACCGAACAGTGCAAGACAACCTATCACATATCAGGCAAGACAACCCATATATTTACCACCCCCTCCAGGAGGCGGCGGTTTCGGTTGTTTCCCTGCTGGTTCAATGGTCTGGTTGGCAGATGGTTCACATGTTGCTATCGAAACTATCGAAGTTGGGCAAAATGTTTGGACTTGGAACGAAGAACTCAATACATTGGAAATCAATGCTGTCGAATACTGTATGAAACCAAGAGTTATTTCAGTATGGGATATTCACTTGTCAGATGGTAGAGTATTACAAACATCAGATGACCACCCAATTAAAATTGCAGGTGTCGAAGGTTGGGGTGCTTTAAATCCTGAATTAACTGTAGAAAGACACGAATGGTTGTCGAATGATATGACACATACATTAGAAGTAGGAACTAGAATATTCACTATGACTGATGCAGTTCTATACGGTAAAGAATCAGAAGAAGTAGTAATAGAAAAAATAGAAGAAAATGATGAAATGGTAGTGTATAACTTATCAGCGATTGCTAATACAGGTACATTCTTTGTGAACGGAGTTTTAGTGCATAACTACTATAACCCAATATATTCACAGTATGAGTTTAACCAAAACAAAGACCCACTAGACCCTGGTTTTGGGTTTCTACCGAAATAGGAGTATGAGAGAGTAATATGTCAAATATACAATCACCCTACATTGCAGTTGGTCAAAACCCATTTACATTTAGGGCACCATTCACATATAGAGTTCCTTACATTGCTAACGCAAGACAACCTGTAGCATACAGGTCACCGTTTACATATAGAGTTCCTTATATCGCTAATGCTCAGCAACCGAATACATACAGGTCACCTTTCACTTACAGAAACCCTGTAAGTGCTCAACAACCTGTGACATTTCAATCACCGTTTACATTCCAATCACCTTATATTGCGAATGGTCAAGAACCTAATATTAGAAGCGCACAAACTCCAAGAGGATATCGTGTGCCTGTTTCTGCTCAAGAACCGAATATCAGGTCAGCACAACAACCTGCTGGTTACAGATTACCTGTTAACGCTCAAGAACCGAATATCAGGTCAGCACAACAACCTGCTGGTTACAGATTACCTGTTAATGCTCAAGAACCTAATATTAGAAACAGACAAACACCTGCAAAATATCAGAATCCTGTAAATGCTCAAGAACCTAATATTAGAAACGCACAACAGCCCGCTGGTTATCAGCATCCTGTAAATGCTCAACAACCTAATATTAGAGATGCAAGGCAACCATCGACTTATCAACATAGGTCTCCGTTTACTTACAATCATAGGTCACCGTTTACATATCAACACAGGTCTCCGTTTACATATAGGGACCCTGTAAGTTATAGAGTTCCATTTACATATCAACATAGAAGTCCTTCGACATATGCAACACAAGGTCAGACACCGTTTACATATCAACACAGGTCTCCTTTCACATATGCAAGACAAGGTCAAACACCGTTTACCTATCAACATAGAAGTCCGTTTACATATGCAACACAAGGAAGAACACCAGTAATCCGTTGGGATGGTGATTTGAATCAAAATTGGCCAGGTACTCCAGTGTCGTCATAAATATAGTTAACTAATAACTATTTTTATATTATGCAACAGATAGACCACGATATTATTCTAAAACTTTTTAGCGAAGACAGAGAAGACTGGAAAGAAAAACATTTCTATAAACACATCGGTTCGATGAATCTTAGTGAAGATTGGGAGCAATCTACAACATGGAAAAATGTTTCATGGTTGTATGAAAACAGATTACCCAAACTCAAAAAGGTGACATGGGGTGATGTTTCAAAACTTCAAAAAGAAGGCAAACTCATAGGTTGGAATCAACTACAATCTCAAGCATTCGGTTATCATTATTTTCTACCCCTAGGTTGGACTGCTAAACCTGAATTTCCAGCACCTGGTAAATCGGGTATGGATTTCATAAACATCAATGGCGAATATGAAAATATTTGTAATCATGTAAAATTTGATGATGTAGATTATGAACCTGATGAAGGTAAAAAAGGCAATTTAGATTCAGTATACTATCATGATGCTAAAGCACATTGGTTAGTAGATAGTATTAGAAGAGATGGTCTTTGGAATCCTATTCAAGGTGTTGTAGCACCAGCACATGATGATAAGTATAAACTATCAATACACCCAGGTTCTGTAAGGTCACCTGTATTCGAATGTCTCGATGATGAATCTTTACAAATGTGGATATGGGACGATTATAATTTATTTGATTGGATACCTGAATATACTTTACATACATTACTATCTGATTTATCTAATCACCCAAAAATGGGTCAAAGAGATATGGGTAAAAAGAATGTCTCTTTTGGTTATACTCATGGTTATATGGAGATATCTACTGAACTACAACAATTAACTTTTAGAAGTGATGTCTATGAATTCAATGAAAGAATCGCAAAAATGGCACAAGGTAAAAGAATAAACATCTACATTGGTTATGATTCTCGTCACAAAGAAATTGCAGAACTGAACGCATGGACAATGTTGAAAACTATTCAACAAGGTTTCGGTGGCGGTGATGTTCACGGCACAATGAAACATTGGATACCTGAAATCAAATTCTTAGATGTATCAAAGATACCAGAATATACTAGAGAGTATGCCCAACAATCAACAGAGTTTACATACAGTCGTTTCTTAATACCACACCTAGAAAACTACAAAGGGTTTAGTATTTTCTTAGATGATGATATACTTTTTACCAAGAGTATACTACCAATGTTCTATTTCTTAAATCCAGACGATGCAGTTGCATGTATAAAATATGACTTTGAAAAACATAACGATACAAAATTTGATGGCGAAAAGAATGTAAACTATCCCAAAAAGTTATGGTCTTCGTTGATGATATTCAATAATGGTCATGAAGATTGTAAAAGATTAACACCAGATGTAGTTAATACACAAACAGGAAAGTATCTACATCAATTTGAATGGACAGATAAAATATCTGATATTCCTCAACACTATATATTTACAGAAGGATATGATACAGACGAATCAAGTTGGCGTCCATCTGCTATACATTATACAAGAGGCGGTCCATGGATTGATAACATGGACACAACTAACATTGACAAACTTGACGAGTACGAAAGATTGTATAATAAGTGGTTGAATTACAAAAAACAAAATGATATAATGGAGTGATTATGAATATGTTAATTTATTGTGAGAACGGAAATCTCACTATCAGAAAACCAAACGGACTACAATACACATTTGAGAATACAGATAAACCTGAATTAGGGTTTCATTATGATGTATTAATCTATGATGATATTGAATGTAAGATTTTAGAATGGGAAGATAACAAACCTTTCGAAGAACAACAACAAATTGCTTTGAATGAACAAGAAATTGATGCTGTTGAATCGTATATTGAAAACTCAGTTCCACCTGATAATATAAGTCTTAACGGTCAATACAGTGAAGACTTGAACAATCAAACGAAGCAGTATATAATAGAAATGTGTAATTCATATGGATTCGCACATGAAGTCGAAGTTCTAATGGCAGGTCGTGAAGGTTCAAATCACCCTTACAGGTCAGATGCAAGAAGAGTTATGGAATATATCGATGCTGTCTGGAATGTATATGTTAATGTGATGAACGAAATAAGACAAACAAGAGAAGATACTTTAAAATCTTTTGAAGAATATAGTTCACAAATACCTGTACCTAGAAAAGCACAAACAAACTAAATGAGAATTCTTGTAATTGCTACCATTAGGTGTGGTGGAACTTATTTCGCCGAGTCGATTGCAAACAATCACAATTTAGATTACATACATGAACCTAAGTATAATAACTTAGGTGCAACAAATAAAAATAATGTTGTTGTTAAAATTTTAACACATGCACCATTTACAGACATAAAAGAGATTGTCAAA